AGAGGCTGTGTATGGAGATGAGTTGAGAACTCGACGAAATAGAGCTAGGTTTTCCGTTTTTATTGAAAGTGAAACTGCTAGAGGTTTTGGAAGAAGTGCTCGTGATAGGATACAACAGGAATTAAAAGATAAATGGAGCGAGGTAATGAATATGCCTCCAGAAAAAAGAAACAAAGCGTTAACCACTGAGAAGAATAAATTACTAGAGGAAGAAGCTGTAAGGTGGGAGAGGATTGTTAACGCCCACAGAGATGTATATAACATGCGTCCTGAAACAAAAAGCGAAATGATTGATCCTAGAACAGGTCAGTTAATTCGTGAAGCTCCTGAGACTGTTATTAAGAAAACAGGAGGCGTTATAGGTGAAGAAATTTTCTACCCATCATTAAGAGCAGTCGATATAGGTACTATGGATAGAGTAAAACAATCTGTGGTAGAGCGTGACCGTGGTCAGATGATGGATAGGAAGCAAACAAACGAAGCTAGAAGGTCTTACTATAACTATGGTTTCTTTGAATACGATCCTAAGGCTCCTGTTATATTAAATAAATTAGGACTTGATAGTGACGACGTTAAATTATTTAGAGACCTTGACGAACTTGAATCTAAGGTTACAGAATGGGAAACCGTTATGGTGAAAGATATAAATGGAGAGAGTTTGTCTAAAGAAGAAGTTGAATTTTTAAAACAAGTTAACGATTTAGGTATGTATAAATTAGATAAGACATGGGATAATTTTAAGCTTGTACAGTTAGACTTATTGATGCGTCCTAATAGATTTTAATTTATGGCTACAACTTTTGAAGAACGTCTTAAAGCGGCGAGGGAAGGCACATATAATCAACTATCATCTCCTTTAGCTGAAGAGCCTGAGGAATCTTTTGATGATACTACATTAGCTCCAGAGCTAAGACCGCCAGCTCCGTATGAAGAAGATAGCGATATTATCGTCCATAAATTAGAGGAGGAAGAAAGAGTTCAGGAGGGTCCTACTGCAAGAGATAAATGGTTAGGGTACACCGCAGCAACTACATTTGAACTAGGTACTATATTAACAACATCTATTTGGCTTAATCGTATTCGACAAGCTAGAGCCGCTATGAAAGTTAATCCCACTAGTTGGACTACTCCTATGGGATGGGCTGGTTTAGTTGGCGGAGAAATGGTTATAGGCGGGCTAGCTAACTGGCAAGCACAGGAAATAAAGAAAGCTTACAAGCTACAGGATGCCGTGTATATGTCTGAGATATATGCCGCTGCTTTGTTTAACGCCACGCCGATAACGACGATGGTTGATAATAGAAAGGTCTTTCAGTTCGTTCAACCAGCACTTGGTGAGAGGTTTGGTTCTAAAGAATTTTTAAAAAGAGTAGGTAAGAATACTATAAAAAGTACAGCGAGCGGTGCTGCATTAGGTCTTCTAGAATCTACATTCAGGCAAACAGTCGGTTTGATGATGAATGAAAGGAAGAACTTTGATCAATATGACGCATACGCTTCGGCTGGTATAGGAGGCACTTTAAATACAGCGTTAAAAGGTGGCGGTTCTTTACTTAATTTTTGGAGGCAGTCTGGTAGATGGGGTCGAAATCAAGCAGTTACCGTTGTAGAAAGAATAGATGATACTCTTAAAAAAGAAGAACAACAGGTAAAGGATCAGATAAAGAGAACAGAAGAAGAACTGCCTAAAGAGGTTAAATTTGGGATTGGCGGAGGTATAGCTGTTGCCACGAAAAACCAAACTAAAGCTGACTTAGCTAAAAAACTAAGAGCAATTCAAGAGGCAATCGAACTTAATAAGCAATCGGCTATAGAGATAAAAGAAGCTAATATTAAAGTAGACGAAGCTGAAGCTAATCCTAAACCAATCGAAGACCCAAAGCCTTTAACGGAAGCTGAGTTAGAAGCTGTTGATGAAAAAGTAATTGAAGAACCAGAAGTAAAACCAACCGAAGTAGAGGAACCTAAGGCTGTCGAGGAACCTGATGAGGTGCTACCAGAAGAGGTGAAGAAACCCACTGTAACTGAGGAGCCTAAAGAAGCACCTAAACTTACAGAAAAACCAGAAGAAGTATCCGAGTCTGAAGCACCTACGCCAGAACCTAAGCCTGCCGAGAAACCTAAAGAAGTTGAATTACCAGAGAATGAGAAACAGTTACAAAGTTTACACGCTAGGATTAAAGAGGCTTTTTCTACTGGAGTGCCGCCAACAACAAGCAGTCCTGAGATAGCTAGAGAAGCTGGTCAATTAGTACGAAACACACTAGGCACATTTAATCGTGCTGTTAAAACTTTTAGAGATAGCGGTAACAAAGAAACTCGTGCGTTAGAAATAGCATTAGATGAGGTTGTTTTTCTTAGAAGATTAATAAGAAAGTAATGGACCCTCTAGACACAATGCACGCTAGAGGTACGCAAGCTAAACGCAGGGACTCAGCTAAATACGATTACTCTGATGAACTAAGTAACAGAGCTATCGAGGAAGATGAGGCTTGGTCGAGAGTTGAGGGTTCTTTAAGACACGCTATAGAGAACGCTGAGGATGGTGATTTATCTAAGAACATTAAAGATGCACTAGACATTAGACCAAGGTTTAAAGAACTAGGCGAAAAATTTGATCGCAAAGCTACAGCTGACTACAAACGTAAACTTAGAGAAGCTACCGGAAAAGAGCCTAAAGAAGTCCCGCAAGAAGTTATTGTAGCTAAATTAAGAGATAAATTAAAAGAAGCACAAGAAGAGTTCGCAGGCCTTAAACCCGAAGCTAAAGCTAAAAAAGCTAGGAAGAAATCGGAACAAGAAATAGATATACAGAAGAGGTTAGACTTCTACGCTACAGGTAAAAGAGAAGCTAAACAAATAGCACAGGAAGAGAACCGTTTAGAGACTTACTTGGAGTTACTTGAGGAAGGAGACATAGCTAAGATTAGACAGCAAGTAGGACCAGCACCTGATTGGGCTAACAAGAAAGCCGTTGCTTCGTACTTATCTACTATCCGTAAGGTAAATAACAAAACAAAGAAACTGTTACAGAAGCAAGTAGTTGAGTCTGACATATCTTTACAAGACCCTAACAAGGTAGCCAAAGCTGAAGCTAAAAAGAAAACACAGCTAGAAAAACGCCTTAAAGAATTACAGAAAAGGTTTGGCGATATAAATAAGATTCGCCCTAAAGACAAACCTAAGAAAGCAGAAGCTGACGCTGAAATAGAAGATTTAAAGAATAGAATAAAGTTTCACGAAGCTAACGAACGTGATGCTTTAAATTTAGAGAAAGCTTATAAGGAGCGTGCTAGGTTACTAAAAGTTGAAACAGGACCGTTAGGTACACAACGTGCTGAGATAACTAAACCTAAGGAACCAACTAAAGTTCCCGGAGAATTAGAGAAGGTAAATAAAGATATATCGTTTCTTAAAAGTAATATACGAAGCAGAGTAAAAGAAATAGATAAGGCTGCTTTGGAAATGACTGATGAGTTTCAGGCGGCTAAAGCTGAAAAAGAAATTAATAAACAAATCTCTAAGCTTGATGATGAACTACAAGAATTAAGAGAGAGTTTCGCTAAAGAACCTGTTGAACCCGGCGTTAAGAAACCAGTTGAGAAAGACCCTCGTATTAAAGAGAGGGAGGATAAGATAGCTTACTATAAAGAAGCTAGGCGTCAGATAATAACATTAAAGAAAAAATATGCTGAAAGAGCTAGGCTGCTTGAATTGGAGACTGGACCTCTCGGAGCACAAAGAGCAGAAGTAACACCTAAGCCCACTGGTCCTAAAAAATCAGCAGGTATTATCACTGAGTTAGATGAACAAATAGCTTTTATTCGTCGGAATATGCGACAACGTGTCGATGAGATTGATAGAGCTAGATTGGAAATGGATGAAGCCTATCAGGAAGCTAAGATGTTAGAAGCACTTAGAAAGAAAAGAGCTAAATTAAAAGACAGATTAGAAGCTAGAAGGCAGCGTGCATTTGATGACGAGGATTTAGATAAAAGAGCTTACGAGGCAGCTAATAGGAAATTTGAAGAAGTAGACCCGACAATCTTAGAGTATCAAGAAAAAATAAAATTTTACGACAAGATAGAGGCTGAAGCTTTAAAGAAAAAAGAATTAAGAGAGCAGTTAGCTAGACAAGCTGAGATGGAGGGTCGTGGTGTAGTCTCAGAAATCCGTTCACATATAACACCTAAGCCTACTGGACCTAAACCTATATCAAGTAACGATGAACTTAGAAAGCAGATAAGACAGTCTGATAGTCGTATGCGTGCTTTTATAAAAGATTTAGACGAAGCACAAGATGCTATGCGTGATGAACGTATATATGAAGATGTAAGAAAAGCTATTATAGAATCTGCTAAATATGACGTTAACAGTAGGATAGCTAGTATTTTAAGGGCTTGGGCTAATGCTCGTGTTTACGCTATGATTTGGCAGACTAGTTCTGTATTTGCTTCTTTTCTTGGCGGGGTGACCAGTACATTTAAACAGATTGTTAAACCTTTTACTGAGTTCGCTGCGGATGCGATTGTTACTCGTGGTTATAAAGCTAGTGATATATCAGCACTCCAGACAATGAAGGCAAACTTTTGGGGATTAAAGGAAGGATTTAGTAATTGGAAAGGTACGGGTAGAGCGATGATAAGAACAGCTAGGGATTTGGAAAGTGCTACTGGCGGAGCTGGTCGTAACAAATTTACTAGAGAAAAAGGATTTAATGAAGACCCAGCTAAACTGTATGAACTAGCCGAAAAACAAGCTAGGGATAGAAGACTTAGAGGTGAGGGTGTCAGGAAAGGGGGGGTTGCTTCTATATTAGCCCACCTGCCTGTAGGTAGGATGTTTAATGAAACATATAAATTACCTTTGAGGGGTATTATGCCTTTAGATGAAATGTTTAGAAGGCAGCTTGATAGGGCAGAGATGATGTCTGAACAATGGAAGATAGCATATGACACTTACCCCAATGACTCCACAAAAGCAGCTGAATATGCTGCTCAGTTATACGATTCTAAATGGACTAAAGATAACGGTATAGACGTGCTAAGTGATGAGGGTATTAATGCGACAGCTACAGATACTATTAATAAAGAGTTGTTGTTTGATTCAAATGTAGCTGAGTTAGATCACAGAGAAATAGCTAGACCGTTTGCTGATGTAGTTTTAGATATGGCTAAGAAAATTAGGCAGAACAAAGACAACCCAGCCGCTGGAGCTTTGATGCACTTGCTAATGCCTATTGTTACGGTTGTTGCTAGAGGTGCTGGTAGGACTACTAGAGTGTCGCTACCTTTTATTCCAGCAGGCCAAGCAGCTAGGAATCCATATAACCGTAAGATTAATCACTTTGAAAGGTTAATAGATAAGAATAGAAAGCACATGGAACACCCGGACCAAACTCCGGAACGAAGAGCTAGGTTAGTTAAAGCCAATGAGGAGTACGAACAAAAGATTATAGAGTTAAAAGGTAGGAGGATAGCCTATCACAGAGACGCTATTACTGATACATTGTGGGGATCAGGCATGATGGCTGCTGGATATATAACAGCTCTTATGGGTTTATCTGTAGGTACACTGTCTTGGATGACTAAAGAACAACGGGAAAAGTTTATGCATAAAAACCCAAAAGCTAAACCAAACAGTATATTAGGTTGGCAATATAAAGAGTTTTTACCTATTTCTGGACCGTTCGCTATAGGAGCTGATTTAGCTTTGGTTTCTATATTAAGGGAAGAAGAGGATGATACAGGCAAAGCTTTGTTACAAAAAGACCAAACTGAATTTAATGTAGCCTTGCGATCTTTAATTGAAATGGGTAAAGAGGTTCCAGTTGCTGGAGGTTTAAAATCAGCAGAGCGAGTACTTAGTGGAGACGACGATATGATGAAGGGTGTGTTATCTGACTGGGGAGCGTCGTTTGGTTTAGTGCCTGCTCAAATTAGGAAGTTACTAGCAATTTATTTCGGAGACGGAGATATAGATGAACTTAAAGGAGGTACTATAGAAGACCGTATGTTATACCGAATGATTGGTTATAATAAAACAGGCAATAAAAAGGTAGACCACTTTGGCGAAGACATGCCATCGCAGAAGAATTTATTCCAAGCATTTTTTCGTTTTGCCCCAGATACTGAATTAGAAAGAACGGCATTTGATGACATATATTCGGAGGACATAGAAGGACGGGGGCAGTTAAAAAATAAACCAACTTCGTTCGGTGAGGGTACAGGTATAGATATGTATAAATTTGTAGATAATACGGGGATGTCTTTGCATTACCGTTTTGCTTTGGAACTTAGAAAGACTGGGGTTAAAGATACTATTAATAACTTAATACAACAATCTTGGTGGCGAGAGTTATATGAAAAAGGTTCTAAGCAAAGAGATAGGAGTGCTGACCCTTTATCTGTAAGTAATGAAGCTATAGCTATTCTTAATGAAACATTAGGTGAAGCTTATAATGAAACCGTATACCGAATTATTGATAATAAAGATAATCAAGACGGCACTGTATGGTTAGATGAGTTTTTGCATACTTCTGATAAAAATAAAGAAGGAACTTCAGATTATGAAAAATACGGACCTAGTGTTACATTAAGACAAAAGGTTGAAAGAATTGAGAAGAGAATAGATTTTTCAACAGGAGCACCTAAAGCTTATAAAGATATTTTTCAGGATTATGGATTGGACGAATTACTAGAAAGCAACCCTCAAATGCAAAGAGTTAATGACTAAGGACTTGCTCTTCTCACTCAATAATTAATAATATACACTTAACATCATGGCTAACCCAGTAACTTATAGAGATTACGTAGCAACAGCTAATCAAACAGACTTTGCTTTTAACTTTCCATACCTCGAAGATGAACATGTTACGGTCGAGGTTGATGGTTCTCAGATTCTATTTACTGACTACGCTGTTGTTGTAGAAAGTAATGGAGATACATTGGTGCGTTTAAATGTCGGGGCTACTACTGACCAAATCATTCGAGTACGTAGGAAAAGCCAACCCGACCAAAACCTTGTAGACTTTGTAAATGGTTCTGTATTAACGGAATCGGAGTTAGACAGAGCGTACCTTCACAACCGTTATCTAGCTGAAGAGATCAGTGAGCTAAATGATAGTGCATTACAAGTAAAAATAGATGCGAACGGTAATAAATATTGGGACGCTCAAGGTTTTAAGATTAAGAATGTAGGAGACCCTGAACACTCACAAGATGCTGCTACTAAAGACTATGTAGATGGTACTGTATCGTCTATCGCTTTAGGAGTAGGATTGATTCCTGACTTCAATAAGTTTACAGGCACAGGATCAGAGACCAGCTTTAATCTTTCATTCACTACAAACGGTATATCTTCTTCTGCTATACTTGTAACCATTGACGGTTCCGTACAAGACCCAGATGATTACACGATAGTTGGTGGAGTTTCGGCTGGAGCGGATGAGATACAATTTACTACACCTCCTCCACTAAACTCAGAGATACTTGTTATCGAG